TTACTCAACAACCAGCAGAAATTGGTGCTGCTATTATAGGACCAGCTGCTTTAGGTCCTGTTGAAGTGCCTACTTTGGTTACTTCTTTTAGTGAATATACAGCAATTTTTGGAACTACAGTTCAAAGTGCATCAGTTGCTTATTCATACTTAACATCGTTAGCCGCAAATAACTACTTTCAAAGTGGTGGAACAAGTTTATTAGTTACTAGAGTAACACCAGAAACTTTTACTTCTGCTACAAGTTCATTTATTAGTACAGTTGATGGTTCAGAATTAAAAACTGGTGGTACTAATGCCGCAGCTTTATTTGCTGAGGGTGTTGATGCTGGTTCAGATTTTACAGGTTCAGGAGGAGTAACATATACTAGTGCTACTTTTACTACAAATGGAAGTGGTACAGGTGCTACATTTAATTTAGTTACAAATGCTGGCGCACCAGTAGCAATAACAGCTTCAACCGCAGGTACAGGGTACGATATAGGAGATACGTTAATATTTTCTACAAATGATAATGGTGGTTCTCCTTTAGTAACAACTGAATTATCAGGTTCAACTACATTTGCAGCCGACGATGATTATGATCAAGGTACAATTACTATTCCTCCTTCATCAGCTACTTCAACAGATGCAACAGGTCAAGCTTGGTCTTTAACTTTTGCTGGAACTACAGGAATTGCAGATGCCCATTTAACAACTATTACCGCTACTACTGCTGGAGAAGGAGTTAAAGCTGGAGATATATTTAGTTGGACCGCAGCGGATATTAATGCTGAATTAGGTGGTACCTCAGCCGGGGTAACCAATATTGTACTTACAGTACAAGCAGTTAATCTAGTCGCTGGTACTTTTACAGTAACTTTAGCTGCTGGGAATTTAACAGATGATGTTACACCTTTTGAATTAGAAACAATCTCAGAAGGGGCAATAATGAATACAGGAACAACTGAACTATCAGGAGGTGCCTTATCAACAGGATCCGCAGAAAATGTTCGTTGGTCAATCCCTTCAGTAAACACAGCCTCAGGAACTTTTAGTTTACTTATTCGTAGAGGTAATGATAATACAAACCAACAAGTAGTATTAGAACAGTATAATAATTTATCATTAGACCCATACCAACCAAATTATATATCAGCACAAATCGGTGATATTAGTAAAAATTTAGTTAATGAAGGTTCAGATTACTTTATTCAAGAATCAGGATCTTATGCTAATTTATCAAGATATGTAAGGGTAAAATCAGTAAATTTAAAAACACCAAATTATTTCGATAATAATGGTCAAGCAAAATCTCAATTTACAGGTTCTTTACCAGCAGTATCCTCAGGTTCATTTAATGGAGCAAGTGGAAAAAATATTACAACAGCTACATCAGGACGTGTTGCTAATTTTTATGGAAACATAGGAAATGGTGTTGCTTTTGACACACAGGGCTTAACCGGTAGTAATTATGATAACGCAATTGCTTTATTAGGAAATGTAGATGAATACAAGTATAATGTTATTAGTGCTCCTGGATTACTTAACGCAACTCACGCAACACAAACAACAGCTTTAATTAATAATTCAATACAAAGAGGAGATAATATAGCAGTATTAGATTTAGTAAAATATGGTAGCTCAATAGCCTCAGTATCCCAAGCAGCTGCTGCTTTTGATAATAGTTATGCTGCAACTTATTGGCCTTGGGTACAAATGATCGATCCACAAACCGGAGAATTAGTTTACTCACCAGCTTCAACAGTAATTCCTGGAGTGTATGTATTTACAGATGCTTCAAGTGAACCATGGTTCGCACCTGCTGGATTAACTAGAGGAGCTTTAGGTCAAGTAGTTAGAGCTGAAAGAAAATTAACAGCTAATAATAGAGATACTTTATACGAAGCAAATGTTAACCCATTAGCAACATTCCCACAATCAGGAGTAGTTGTATTTGGTCAAAAAACATTGCAAAAACGTTCTAGTGCTTTAGATAGAGTAAACGTGCGTAGATTATTAATTTCTCTTAAAGGATTTATTTCTGGAGTAGCTGATACTTTAGTATTTGAACAAAATACTATTGCAACAAGAAACAATTTTTTAAGTGTGGTAAACCCATACTTAGAGGGAGTTCAACAACGTCAAGGATTATATGCTTTTAAAGTTGTAATGGATGATACAAATAATACAGCATCAACTATAGATAGAAATGAATTAGTAGGTCAAATATTTTTACAACCAACTAAAACAGCTGAATTTGTAATATTAGATTTCAATGTATTACCAACTGGAGCAACATTCCCGGCATAAGAATTAAGAAGATAAATATTTATAATAAAATAAAAAAATAAAATGGCAGTATTAGATCCAAACGAAATATTTTTCACAGCTTTTGAGCCAAAACAGCAGAATAGATTTATCCTCTACGTAGACGGTATTCCTGCTTATGTGGTAAAAGGAGTTGGGGCTGTATCAGTAACACAAGGTACAGTTGAATTAAATCATATTAATGTATCAAGATATGTAAAAGGTAAAACAGTTTGGGATCCTATCTCATTAACATTATTTGATCCAATTACACCATCAGGAGCCCAAGCCGTTATGGAATGGGTACGTTTACATCACGAATCAGTTACTGGACGTGATGGGTATAGTGATTTCTATAAAAAAGATCTTACTTTTAATGTACTTGGTCCTGTAGGAGATATAGTATCAGAATGGATTATTAAAGGTGCATTTATTACAAATGCAGAATTTGGAGAATATAATTGGGATTCTGTAGATACTGCTCAAAATATAGGATTAACGGTACAACCAGATTATTGTATCCTAAATTTCTAAAGATTTTACCCACCCCTGATTTAGAAAATAGCTTGGCTCCGGTCAAGCTTTTTCTTATATTGATATGTATCAACGATAAAAACGTTATTAATAAATAAAGATTATGGCCGAATTTAAATTAGCTACCGAAGTTGTAGATTTACCCTCAAAAGGATACTTATATTCTAAAGATTCCCCTCTAGC